GCGGAAGTTGAAGTCGTTACTGTACTTCGCAACTGTCTGTCGAGAATCGGGAACTTCCGTAAACCCGAAGTCGACCGTGGCGCGGCTGACTTGGTTGTTCGGTTCGCGTTCGACCGATGCATATTGGAATTGCGTGCACTTCCACAATCCCGATTCCCGACGCCCGTAGAGAATCTGAATCCACCCGCCCACACGCACGATCGCTTCCAGACGGTCCAAGTCGCCCTGTATCGAACGACCGATGTCCTTGCCGATGATGAGTGTGAACGTCATCTTGTGAAGGTTCGGGGACTTCACTGCGATCTGCGAGACACGACCGGGACGTTCTATCTCGATGACATTTTCGTCCAAGCCGGTGTGCTGCACATCGCGTGGTGCGAACGGAACTTGGTACGCGTCCCCGTTCGACCCAAGGATGACCATCTTCGGGCGTCCTGTGCGCCCGTCGTTCTTCGGCACAAGCGTTGTGACAGTTGCCATTATCCGCGTTCCCTTCGGTTCCTGTCGGCTTCTGCGATTGCCGACTTCACTGCCCGCTTCACCTTTGCTTCGTCCATACCTTCACCGAACACCGCGCCGCTGAAGTCGAAGTGGTCGCCACCGCCACCACCGGACATGTAGCTATCCGTCGATCCGGTGCCGGGACGGGCCTTCGGCGTTGCCGCGTTAGCGCCCGCTAGCGCGCCCTGTAGTTGACCCATGACGCGGTTGGGTACCGATGAGTCACGCTTACCCGCTAGGACGTGGTTGGGGACGACGTAGCCCGGTTGTGTGAACTTCCGAATCTCGGGTCCACCCGTACCGATCGCCTTCACCTGCCCGGTCTTGGTAACGAACGCCTCGGGACCGACCTCACCGACCATCGCCTTCATGCCGCCCGTGACCGGACCACCCGTCGCGAGACCGGGGAGCGCATCGGCAAGACCGCTGATGCCGCTAGATATGGAAGACACCACCGAACTGATGCCGTCGATTGCCGATGTGATCCTGTCGATGATGCCCATCACGAAGTCGCGAATCGCGCCGAACACTCGGGTGAAGATCGACTTGACCGTCTCCAACGGACCCGACACCTTCTGCGCGATGGAACCGATGACGCCGCCGATCATGTCGATAGCGCCGCCGACAATGCCGGTCACGATTCCCCACGCGGAACTGAAGAACCCTTGCACTGCGCCCATGACCGCCGACACGAAGCCGATAATCGTGTTGATCTTGTTGGTGACCCAATCGACTGCGATGCCGACAATCGTCGTGATGATGGTCCACGCCGCTTGGAAGAACGGGGCAAGGAACCCTGTAACCGCCTGCACTACAGCAACGATCGCGTTCACCTTGCCCACGATCCAGTCGATAGCAAACCCAACGATCGCCGTCACGATCGACCACGCGACTCGGAAGACGGCCATGACGATATTCATGATCGCCTGTACGCGTGTCCATATCGACTGAATCGTGAGAAGGATTATCGCGATTGCCACATTCACAACCAAGCGGACAATGTTCCATCCGAGTTGGAAGATGTTCACTATCAAGCCGATTGCGGCGCGAACGATACCGACGAAACCCATGAAGATCGGGCCGATGAAGCTGATGACGCCGGTCACCACTGCCTTGATGACGTTGAAGTACGTCGTGAAGATCGTGACCACAATGCCGATGTACGTCATGACGATTGTCTTGACGACGTTGAATACCGTTGTGAATATGCTGATTACGGTCATCACCACGGGCTTGATCGTGTTCCATGCACTGACGAAGAAGTTGACCACCGCGCTTACGACGGTGCGCACGATGTTGAGAACCTTGTCCCACGCTTCTTGCATCCACTGCCACGTCTTCTGCACGAGTGGGTTGATCGTGTTGTTCCACACGTCAACGAACCATTGGCCGATCGACTTGATGACATTGCGGAACGCCTCGCACTTCATCCACAGGATGACGAAGGCCGCGATAAGGGCGATGACCGCGATGACAATCCATGTGATCGGGTTAGCCAACAGGGACGACGTGAACGCCCACGACGCCGTTGCCGCCGCACGAATGCCCGTCGCCATAGCTGTGAAGGCCGCTTGTAGCTGTGCTTTCAGGTACCACTTCATCAGGGCGATGTTCACGCGAAGTGTGGTCGCCAAGAACTGATATGCACGAGTCGACTTGATCGCGCCGATAACCATCTGTCCCAACGCGGTACCGGCCATTGCCTTTGCCGCGAGACCGAACGTCACCATCCAACCGATCGCCGTCTGAATCGGTTGTGGCAGTGACGTAATGACCTCGGCAAGCTGCGTCATGATCGGTGCGGCCATACCAAGAATTGCGGCTGTAGGTGTCAAGGCTTCTGTGCCGCCGACGATTTCAAGGATTGCTTGCGCAATGTCCAAGAACGCGGGCGCTGCGCCGGATGCCGATGTGACAATGCGTTCGATACTCGGAATCATTTCTTTGAACTTGTCGATCATCGGGACAAGCGTTCCCATGTTGTCGCCCGCGATACGACCGATTGCTTTCGCAACTTCCACACCGAGACCGACAAGGGCTTCCAAGATTGGCTTCAGTTGGTCGAAGAATTGCTTGATCTTCGCTTGCCCTTCGACGCTGCCGGTCCATTCTTTGAACCGCGCCGCCATGTCGTGAAAACGCGTACCGAACCCGCCGAACAGATCGCCCGCGCCCTTGAAGATGTTCACAAACGCGCCGCCCAAGTCCCACACGACGCCCAACATGTACTTGATGCCGTTGTAGCCGTTCATCGCGAACCCGCCGATTGCTTCGCCGTTCAGCGATATGAGGTCGGCAAGGTGGTTGATGCCGTACGCGATGTCTTCCATCATGAGAACCGCAACGCCGTCGACCGCGCTGAACATGCTGATCGTTCCGCGCAATGCACCGTTGAAGGCGTGACCCATCTGATACGCCATTTTCGAAGCGTTCTCTAGGATGTTCCCAATCGCTTCAACCGTGCTTGGCAAGTTCAAGAAACCCATGCCGATGCCGATCGTTTCCTTCAGTCGATCGGACGTTGCAAGAAGCGCACCTTGCAGAACGGGCAAGTAACTTTCGCCCATCGTCTTCAACGGACCTGCCATGTCCGAAAGAAGGTTTTCCTGAACCATCTTCTTGATCGGTTCGAAGTTCTTCTTTATCTCGCCCAATGCCCGCGCCGTCGCCTGCCCGTTCGGACCCATGTCCTTGATCGCTTCGTTGAACGCGGTCAGGTCGTTGGGGTCGTACGCCGACAGTGCTTCACCGATGCCGCCGAACCCTATCTTCAGGGTCGCCATAGCCAACGCTGCGCCACCAATTAGCGCCGGTAGGGGTAACAGGGCACCCGCGAGTATTGCGCCCGCCTGACCGATTCCTACGGCTGCGATCGCGCCAAGTGCGCCCGCGCCCGCCATTGCCTTTGCAATGCCGTCGATCATGATTGCGATCTTGAACAACTTCAGCAACTTCCCCAACTTGCCAAAGCTTTTGATGATGTTCCCCAACGACCGGGAATTGCGGTCGGTCTCGCGAGAGTTGCGCCGGGTCGAATCGGTACTGCGGTCGGTGTCCTGTGTCGACTCACGGGTACGTCGCGAGTTCTCCGTACGTTGCCGACTGTTGCGCTGTTGGCTTGTGGCGTTCTCGTCCGTGGCGCGTGTGTTGCGATCCTGCGAACCCGACAGTTCGTCCGTGGCACCCGACAGATCGCGGGTCGCCTGTTCCATACGTTCTTCTTGCGCAATAACACGATCTGCGGGACGCGAAAACTCATCCGTAAGTATCGCCCTGATTTCGATTTCGTCATCTGCGGGCATTCGGTTCACTTCCCCTTACGGATGAGTTTCGCATCTTCACTTACTTGCTTTTGCTTTTGATCTTCGCCGCTTCTTGCTTTTCCGCTTCCGCGACGACGTTATGGGCTGCCACTCTGACTTGCCACAAGAACACTGAACTGTTCAGTACGTCCACGGGGTCAAGCCGGAAGGTACGGGCGATCATTGCTGCGTTCTTCAACACCGCCTGTTCTTCCAAGAAGGGCACTACCCCAACGTAGGGTTTTCCGAGAAGTCGTCGCCGTTCATGTCATCGCCGTATCCCGCCGCTTCCGCAATCTCCGTAGCTGCGTTGAGAAGGTGGCCGTCCACGCCGTACAGCTTGCGTGCGAGTTGTGACCCCGACGAATACGACGCACCGCCCAACAACATGTCTTTGAGTTCCTGCGTCTGGAACGACAGTCCCGCGCCGTCTGCGGTGTGAACCTCGCGCCACTCGTTCGACTTCTTGTCGAAGACCTGAATGCCCTTCAACTGATTCGCGATAATCGTTGTGGCAAGACGCATCATGTCCATCTGCTGCGTTCCCTTGATGGTGGCCCGACGCTGCCACAACTGGAACAGGTCGCCGTCGATGAACGTCGAGTAGATGACCTTCAGAATCGGACGGGCCGGGACGCGAAGCACAAGGTCTTCGTTCTCCACGTCGGCGGCTAGTGCATCCTTCAAACTTTCGAGAAGCGAACCTTCGTTGACCGACGCGTCCAGTGCGGGCTTGTCGAAGGTGTCGTCGTTGCTGAAGTTGGATTCGTAATTGGTGGACATGATGCGTTTCTCACTTTCACTTTGCGGATTGCGGATGTTGACTTACGAAGCCGGGGTCGGACTCTCCGCATAGAAGCCCGACCCCGACGCCTAGCTGAAGTTCGCGGGCTTAGGTGAACGACCCAACTGCGAACTCCAATTCCAGTGTTGCCGCATCTCCCGACGAAGCATCGGTCTCGGGTTCGGTGAGACCGACAAGAAGGGCTTCCGAATACACCTGCGGCGTACCGGATGCCACGAGTTCACGCGTGGTCGGCGTGACCGAAACCGTGGTGGTCCACTTGCCGACGCGCTTGCGAAGATCGCGCAACATCGGTTCGTCACGCTGTAGGTCGTACGGACGACCGACCGTGATGTTCTCGGCTTCTGCGGGACCGGCCATTACCTCGGGGGTCTCGCTTCCACCGTCGTACACCTTGTTCGTGTCGGCGCTGATGTTGCCGCCCGACTTCGATGCGAAGTAACCATCGAGCCCGCCGACCTTGACCAAGAATTGCCGCTGTGAAGACTTCATTGCCTAACCTTTCCTGAATGGGTTGTTTGTGATCTTGCGAATCAGGAAAGACCCGACAGCAAGCCGACCTTCACGATGTCCAGCGACACGAGTGCGCCGGTCGGGGACAGACGGACGGACATGCGCGCACGAACTTCGTTGTTCGCCAACGACTGCGCGCTGTTGACGGTACTGCCGGTCTCCACGAGATAACCGGGGTCCAAGACCTGACCCTTCGCGTCGACCTGTTCGTACAGACCGTTTGCGGCCCTGATCGGTTCCACGATTCCGATCAACTGCGCCTGAATCGAAGAAAGAAGTTGATTCTTCGAATCGATGGTGTTGAACACAAACTGTTCCAACTGTTCGCCCGACTCCACCACGAGCCGGTTCAACAGATCGCGTGCCGACAGGAACCCGTAATCCGATTCCTGCGTGGACAGTGAACGCCACCCGTACAGACGGATCGAGTTCGCAACGCGACGAATCACGTTGATACGACCCGCATCCAAGGCTTCTGCACCGGCCTTGTCGTATTCGGTTGCCAGACCCAAGACGGTCTGTGCCACGCCGATTCCGCCTGCGGGTGCGCGCCATGCGCCGACCTGATCGTGTGCACGTGCACGGCACGCTGCGACGAAGCCTTCGGGTGGTGCGTTGCGAACGCCGCCGTTGCCGTCGTTGATCTGCAACCACGGTTCGAAGATGCCCGCCGCGTCACTCGGGTTCGCCGCGACCGCCTGTGCAAGTTCGGTCTTGGTTGCGCCGTCGTTGTGGGCAAGAAGGGCGATGCGGTGATTGACCTTCGAATGCAGAATCAGACCCGCGTGCACAGCCGGTCCCACACCGGGAATTGCGACCGCGCCGTCACCGAGACCTTCGGTGAAGTAGTCCAGTGCCTTCACGTACGTGTCAGGGGTGATTGCGCCCCGCTGATCGTCACCCGTCGACAGTGCGAAGGTGCCCACGACGGGAAGGTTCAGGGGTGCCGCTGCGGTGGACCCCGCGTTGATGAAGTTCACGAAACGCGAAGTGCGGAAGCGGGCAACGATGTCGGCGGGCGACGTGAGGTTGTTGTACGACTCCACGACATCACCACCGATAACGATGCTGATCTTCACAGTGTCGGCAATCGAACCGTTGGCGACGACGACAGTCAGACCGCCCGACCATGCACCGGCACTGTCGGCATCCACCTTCAGCGTGTCCGTAGCGGTCGGGGTGGCCCGATCCTTCAGGGTGATGGTGCCCTTCACCGCGTCGATGCCGACCACGCGAACGACGTAAGCCTGTTCGCCGCCTTCATCGAAGAAGGTCTTCACCGTGTCGTACAGGTATCCGTATGCGGGACGCCGACCGAAAGATGCTTCGTAGTCTGCGAGTCCGCGAATCAGAACCGCTTCGTCCGTGGGTCCGCGTTCTGCAAGACCCGCAACGAAGAATTGGCCGGAAGCTGCGCGAAGTGGCGTGCTTGGTCCGGTCTTCAGGGACGTACTTACGTTCACACCGGGCATGTCGTTATGCCTCCGTTTCTGTTCGGGAACGCTTGTTCTTGGTATCGGTCTTCGCGCCAGTATTCCGCACTTCAGCCGGGGGAGCGGATTCCGACTTGGCATCTGCCGCGTTGTTGGTCTGCGGTGGGTCGTCGTCGTCGCCGCGTGTGCCCTTGTCCGCAATCGCTTCTTCCAGTGCGGGGACGGCACGCGGGTCGGTCTCGGGCGGGATGGAATCGGGTACCTGAAGTTCCACGAGTTCCCCGCGATTCAGGGCCGCGTCGAGACTGTCGCCGTCCACGTATGCCCACGAATCGGGATCGACCATTCGCCCGTCGCCGTAGACAACCGGAGATGCACCGGGGTTGTACACAAGTCTTTTCATGACTTTCCTAATCCTTCTGATCGATGTTCAGGAACGCTTCGGGTCGGTTGTCGTTCACCACCTTCACTTCGGTGTCGATGGTCAACGGCTTAGCGGGATCGCTTACCGGGGTCTTGGTGTTCCACTCGTCGCACATCACGTCGAACGTGATCTGTGCACCCGCGAAGTACCGGGCCGATGTGGTGGGCGTGGGATTGGCAAAGTGATAATCGACCGTGATCGTGTTGGGAACCAACTGCAAGAAGTCGCAATCGAATGTCTGCCGATCGAGAAGTTGCGCAAGCACAACGGCAGTCAGGTCGTCGCGTCGGCGAATTGCCGATGCACGCTGTGGTCCGAGTGTCTGACCTTCCGCGTCGTCCTCGCTGTACGTCCACAGGTTGACGTTCGTGTTCCACCGTGTGCGATATTCTTCGTCGCCGCCGTCACCTAGTTCGGTGAAAGTGAAACCCGTTGTACGCCTTGTCTCCACACCGAGTGTCGGGGAAGTCTCGGGCGTGATCGCGATGTTGTCGAACGGATTGAAGACCTGAATCGTCGGTAAGTCCCTGACAGACTTCAGGTTCCATTCTTGGATCGCCCGGTTGCGCATCGCTGTGTGACTGTCCTTCAGGTACTTCGCAAGCTGCATCCGTACCGGGGTCGCACCGCGTGAAAGATTGTTCATGACAAACCCTTCTTGACCCACTCGTCCATGATGTCCTTGACTTCGCGACGTAGCTTCGGGGTCGCCTTCAGGATCGGTCGCGCCGGGATATGCACCTTCCCGTTCTTGTCCGTGCCGAAGTGCTGCCACTCTGCCTTCATGCCGTTCGTTCCGAAGGTTGCGATACGCCCTTCGTAGAACTCGACATTCATCGGGTTACCCGTCATCTCGCGCCGCATCTCGCCGGTACGGATCAAGGGTGCCAATGGATACCCCAAGCGCCGCTTCTCACGAATGGTCGACGGTGCAAGGGGTTTCCACGGCGTGCCGAAGTTCGCGCCGCGAGACGTGAACTGTTTGCGTATTTCTTTCGCAATGTGCCGACCGACTTTGCGCCAAGCCAATTCGGGTTTCTGGACGCGTTGTTTCTTGCGTCGTAGTTCCGCCTTGAACTTGTCGCCGCCTTGGAAGGTCACATGTACGGGCATCAGACAATGACCCGCCGACGTAGCCGGTCGAAGCGAACGAGTTCGTCGCCCGTCCATCCCTTCGGCTGTGGTGCGGGTCCGTCCTCGGGCGGGCGTCCTTCGGTGTTCTGCACTGTCACTGTTTCGTCGTGCTTGTAAGTGAACTCGCGTGCCGCAACACGTTTGATCGCCAACTTGACGCCGGGGTCCATATCGGTGTTCATACCGCCCGTGTAGTCGACGTGAATCGTGTTGAAGGCGCCAACCAAGATGAAGTTGGAACCTTTGCGATACCGAAAGTTGTAGTTCGGCACATTCACAAGTTCGCCCGTGTCTTCGTTCTCGCGCTTGAACCCGTGAATCGCTTTGATCGGCGTCACCTTCAGATACGCCCGCCCGCTGATGTCCGCTGTGACTTCTTCGAGAACACGCCGCATCTGCACGGGTCGGTTCAAGTACCGTTCCAACTCCGACTGAACGCCGTCCAAGATCGCCTGTGCATCGGCTTCTTGAACATCCGTAAACTTGCGTCCGCCTAGATAATTGGAAAGTTCGAAAGTAGTCACAACGGACATGTCACACCAACCCGTCGTACAGATCGCCCACGGCGGAAAGGTACTCGTCCTTGGTCACGACGCGAACGTTGTTGATGCGCTTGCCTGCCCGCGCTTCCAACGTGAAAGTCGGTCGCTTGGAACGGAACGGAAGAACCATGCGGTACACATCTTCGGTCAGGATGATGTGATCCTTCTTCCGAATCGATCCGCTGAACGTCAACGGTTCGCCGGGGAACAGGATGCGTCCGGTCGGCGGGGTGACATCCGCTTCTTCGAGAATGCGGCTGTAATACTGCCGGAACTCCGAACCTTCGATGTCTTCGTCAGACAACTTCTTCGGGTCGACCGCCGATGCCGCCGCAACGCCTTCTGCGCTTGCCGCTGCGGAACCGGGAACGGTCTCGGGTGCCCCGGTGGTGGGCGGTGCCGAAAGATTGGCACCGAGAGTCGCACCGTCCGATCCATCGCTGTTCGGCTGAATGGGATCGCCGTCGATGGTCGTCACCGCTTCGTTGCCGTCAGGATCGACGGTCGTCGGCGCATCGGTCACGACTGCCACTGCCGGATCGGTGATGGTGGCGTTGTCGGCTTCTTCGGCTTCGATCTGTTCCTGAAGTTCCGCTTCTTCGCGGGCCGCAATTTCTTCCGGCGTCTCCACGGGTTCCACGGGTTCGCTTGCTGCCGCCGCCGCTTCTGCCGCTTGCTGTGCTGCGGTGGGACGACGACGAACGGGCTTTGCGCGTGCCATTGTTTTCTCACTTTCACTTTCGGGTATTGCTGCGGATAAACCTGTGGTGAGTCTAGTTGTTTACGCCGCTGCGGGGATTGCCACCAACAGACCTGCGCGGGGCGCGCCTGTCTGTGACGCGGTTACTGTCTTTGCCGCGAACGTGCCTGTGCCTGCCATAAGAACCGATGCGCCCGACGCCGCCACATTGCCGTCAGTTCGAATCGATTGTGCCGCAATACCATCACGCGTGATGCCTGTCGGCCACGTGTGGTTGTTGACACCCGATGTATTGGCAGTTGCGAGAAGTCCCAATATCAAGTTGTTCGGTCTGATTGCGGTTACTGCCGGTAGAACATGGCTTGTCGCATTCGTGTTGGAAGACAACGGGGTTCCAAAGACAACATCGGAATATGCACCAACACCGCGAATCACATACACCGTGGCCGACCACGCCCACAATTCCCCCGCTGTATTAGCGTGCGGTTGCACGAGAAGTCCGCGTGCATCTGCGTTTGCATCGAACATCTTTGCCACGACGCGCCCTGCACCGGGGTTGGCTTCGTTGTTCGCGACTTGGTTCCAACCGGGTCCGTATCCGGTGTTGAACTGACGGGCGATCGATACAGGTGTGTCCGCAAATGCCACAATGATTAAGTCGCCTGTTTGCGCAATCTTCGGAATAGGAACATAGAACCCGTACCACGGTGTTGTGCCGACTCTTTCCAATACAACTGAAGGCACGCTAGTTTCACGATGTTCAATAATGCGGGGGGTCGTGGTGCGCGGGTTCAACACCAATACCGACGACGCGCCGTTTGCACCGCTGCCAGTTGCGGAACTGTATGTGACCGTCGTTGACGGTGTTGTGCCCGCTGCGGTGTTTGGCCGATCTGCAATCGATGTGTTGTACCAAAGGTTCGACGCGGGTGTATGAACATCGTCAAGCCGTTCTGTAACACCTGTCGGCCATGATTGCGAACCGTTTGTGATTCGCAACATCCAAGACGTAATAACCACAAGGGAATTAGCAAACGGGGCGGTGGCTGTTGCCATTGCTGCGGAAGATCGAGATGTTGCCGACAACGTTGCACCAACGTACGGGCCAACACTTCCGACGCCACGATATGCGGCAACATGGATTGCGTGCGACAAGTTCGCTGTGTCCAACGTGAACGTGATGTCTGTTGGTTCGTCGTCCAAGACCCACCGCGTAAACGTGTGGATGCGAGACACGGACGCCGCTGTACCGCGACCGATACTTCCCTGTAGCGCCCAACCATCCGGCGCGGTCACAACCGGCGTACCGCCCTGATTCTGCACTGTGGCAATTAGCAAGTCACCGAACTGCACACCGGGCGGAAGTGTTGTTGTAACGGTGTTTTTCGCACCGGCTTGATTGTCACCACGTGGAGATGCCGAAACAAACTGCGGCACAGTGTTCAAGGGCGGATCAACGTACACACTTTTCTTGCGCAAAGTGCGCAACAACATCCCACTCATGCGTCGGCCTGACCAACGACTATCGGCTTGTGGAAAGTCAGTGCGTTGTCGGTGTTCAGCACAGTTGGGGAAGTCGCGGGTGCCGACCACTTCCATGTGTAGGTGCGGTTTCCGACTTGTGCGGAAACGTAGTGTTGCCCTGTGTGCGTGTTCGCACCGGGGTTCTGACACGTGACCGTCGTTCCCGCCACTGCCTTTTGCATTGTGCACATCAGACGTACCTTCCCCTGAATTGAACGTGGCAGGGCACAGCAACCGTGGTGGTACCCAATGTCACCTTTGCCCGTAGAACGCTGTTGTGGGCGCACTGAACGGGCGTTGCAAGGGTCGTGACGACATCGTGTCCACCTGCCGCAAGGGTCGCCGTCGCAACAAGTGTCGTGACTGCCGATGCCGACCCAAGGTAATACTGAATTGTCAGATCGCCCGAACCACCGATCAACGGGTTCGCATCGGGGTCGCCGCCCAACCGGAAGGCAACCGAGTCAAGCCATATGCCGCCCGTGCTGAAGGGGTTGTTCACCTGCACGCCGCCGCCGACATCGTTGTATCCCGACGCGAGTGCACCGC